ATCAAGAAGAGATGACAGAAAAGAAATAGAGAGTCTTGGAATTCAAAACGGAAAGATCGGCATGATCATCAGCGTCGAACTCAAAAGACTTCCTCCAAGCTTTGTCACCAGATTTGAAGCTGGTTAGGCCCGTGAGCCTAAGGCAATACTTGGCGACTGGCAAATCAGGTATCCCAACAACGGAAGCAGGGAACTGCGGCAAATTGCCATTCTGAGCGGTGGAAAATGTCTTATGGTACGTCTGAATGAACCAAAAGAAATCGGGAAAATCAGACCAAAACTCGCTTAAACGAACAGAAGGAGAAATAACCTCAGGTGCAGTAACAGGAGTTGTAACCTGCAACAAACCAACTTCCACGTCAATACGTGGGAGTGGGGCACCCGAAGACAAGCTAGGCAAAACTGATGTTGTTTCAGTTTGCGATACTGATTGCTGAGTTGTGTCAGCACCAGATGAAGCAGAAGCAGCGGCAAACAAAGCATTGACGCGGCGAAAATGCTCTCCCAAGGAAAGCTGCAGACCAGGAGGCCCTACCATGGCTGAACGTACCCAATGCCGTCGACCTCAATGGTCCCGGAAATGCGAAGGTACGCCTTGTCGGAATTGGTGCCACCAGTAATGGTGCACACGTAAACGACAAGCGGAGGCTCACCAACAACAGGCGCAGGCTTGATCTGGTGGGCCACCTCAGTTGAAAAGGCGAGAGGAACAGCTAAAGCGCCAACATACAAAGAGTGCTGAGCGTAAGCGGAACCACCAATCGTCAAGATCTGAGCCTCGGAAGTGGGGTGGCCAGTGGCAGTGGCAGGTATGACGGCCACGTGAATGGACACGGCCTTGTCGGCTGACGCAGGTCCAATGACCTGACAGGTCAGGCTCTGTGAGACGATCTTCACAGATGCACGGGACGACAAGAGGTGCCGAAGACCAGAAGAGTCGACCAAGCGGAAAGAGCCGTGGCTGCTGGCACCCACAATGGTGTGAACGGCGTTAAAATCAATCCGATGCTGGTGCAAATGAGTAGTGTCACCCAAAACATCAGACATGGTTGAAACCCCACAGACGAGCCGAAGTTGGCGTCACTGTGGTTATATCACGCTCTTGAAGGGCCGTGAAACGGCTAGTGTTGACGGTTGGACGATATGGTGGGGGCAAATCAAGATGTAAAGTTCGCGCAAGCTTGAAAGCGGTGGTCGAC